GGTGAGAAGCAAAATGAGATTGTGCGTATCAACGTAAAGGCTCAAGCAGTTTTAGAATCGGACATCACAGATGGTGATTTGGAAAACTGTGAACCAACCAGATTGGAGTTCTGGGCTACTAAAAATGCTCTGAAACAGGGTAACCCTGTTATCTCATTAAAATCTTTCTTGTTTAATGCTATGGGCATGGACAAGGTTGGCTTTGGTGAAGCATTGGAGCAATGCATTGGTCAAACATTTAGCGGTGTTGTGAAACACGAAATGGTTGGCAGAAACAAAGATATACTACAGGCTTCTGTTAGTCGTATCTTGAAAGCGGCATAATCATATGGGTGAGTATGCAGTGCACAGAAGAGTTGCGTCACAACTTGTAGATAAACCACAGATCTGCATTGTTATGGATCATCCTTCCAACGACGAAGTACGTTTGAATAAAATACTTGCAGGTGATTTTATTATAAGCAGAATCTGTACACAAGTCGGTATTGACATTAACAAATGCATGCTCACCCACGCATTCCAACTAAAGCCTGCACAGGACAACTTACAAAACTTCTTTCATAAAAGAAGTGAGTACAAAGCTTTATGCAAAGAATCTGAGTGGAGAACGCCTTATCCGATTACCACCTATGGATACCTCAAACAGGAGATGGGTCAAGACTTAGAACGTTTGTATAATGAAATCAATGAAGCACAGCCTAACGTAATTATTGCAATGGGTAGTATTTCATTGTGGGCACTGACGGGCTTCGATAAGATTGGTGTGTATCGGGGTGCTGTGATTGAATCTTCTACCGATTCTCTTGACAGAAATTACAAAATTATACCTTCTTATAGTCCGTCAGCCGTCTTTAAAAATTATGGATTTAGATATCATCTTTATTCAGATTATAAAAAAGCAAAACGAGAATCAAGAACATCAAAGATAAATTACGAAGAACGAGAACTTTGGATAGAACCAAGCATAGAAGACTTATATACATTTGAAAGTAAATACATCAAAGATTTGGGTGACACCAAGCCTTTATCATTCGACATTGAAACAGCAGGCGGGCAGATAACTTGTATTGGGTTTGCCCCCTCCTTAAACCACGCAATCGTTGTACCATTTACATATAACTATTGGGCTGAACCCGATAGGAAAAAAGCTTGGGCATGGGTTAAGAGATTATTAGAAGATGAGACCATAGTTAAAGTTGCACAGAACCAGACATATGATGTGTCATGGTTGAAGTATATGCAAGACATAGAAGTCAGAGGAACGATCCACGACACTATGCATGCACAACACTCATTGCAACCAGAACTGGAAAAAGGTCTTGGATTCCTGGGCTCCACATACACTAACGAGGGTGCATGGAAAACTTTAGCCAAGTTTTCTGACAGCACAAAAGCCGATGAGTAGTGAAACGACCCAATTTTTTCTCAGCTAAATCCATAGATAAAGTATGGGATCAGCAATCTGAATCTTATGTAAGATTGTGGCGAGCCGTCCTTGACCAACTGTTACAAGATTTATTGTATGAAGGTAATGGTAAAGAAGATAGGAAAGCCCACATATATTCGTGGCAGTGGTTTGATAAAGATATAGAAGACTTTGAATCGGTGTGTGACTTGGCTGATTTAGATGCGGCTAGAACAAGGACAGAGATTAACAAACTAATGGAGAAGGTATATGGCAGTAACTATAAACGAAAATTTGAAGAAAGCAAAAGAGCTATTGAGTGGCGACAGAGAAAAAGAATACGGAAACAAAAAAGCCAATCATGAAAACATAGCCAGACTTTGGAGTGCTTATCTTAAAAAAGATGTGTCCGCTCATGATGTGGCAATATGTATGTTACTGTTAAAGGTTGCACGATTACAACAAGGAACTCCTAGTGCCGATACATATATTGATATGGTTGGGTATTCTGCTATTGCAGGAGAGTTATGCGAATAATCAAAAACACAGAAATAGGAAAACACGAGTTATCTAAAAATCAAATGAACTGGGTATACTGTGCTTTAGACTGCACACTTACTCATGAAATATGGACAAAGATTTACGAAGAGTTAGATGAAGATACAAGGGGCACATACCAATTTGAATTAAACAGTTTAAAACCTGCGATGAGTATGATGTTAAAAGGACTCAAAGTAGATGAGGAGAAAGTACGTAGTATAAAAGAACCTCTTAAGAAGAATAGATTAAAACTCGAACGTATGTTACATTTGTTTGCCAATGCTGTATGGGGTAAAGATTTAAATCACAACAGCCCTGTCCAACTTAAAAAACTTTTATACGAAGAACTAAACTTACCACCTGTTGTTTCTTACAAGGGGGGCAAGCAAAAGATATCTACAGATAGAGCGGCGTTGGAACAATTATCAGAAACATATCCAAGAGCCAAACCATTCTGTTACACCATACTAGCACTGCGTGATATCGACAAACACTTATCTGTATTGGCATCTACAAGAGACAAAGATGGGCGTATTCGTTGCTCATACAATGTGGCTGGCACAGAGACAGGTCGTTGGTCTTCTTCAGAAAGTCCATGGCGAACAGGAACTAACTTACAAAATGTGACTAAAGATTTACGCGCTGTATTCATACCTGACACAGGACAAAAAATGTTCTATGCGGATTTAGAACAAGCAGAATCTAGAGCGGTTGCCTATTTATCAGGCGATCAAAATTATATAGATGTTTGTGAAAGTACAGACTTACATACAGAAGTTGTTAAGATGGTCTGGCCCAACATGGGTTGGTCTGGAGATCCTAAACAAGATAGAGCACTAGCAGATAAACCTTACTACTTGCATCACAGTTATCGAGATATTTGTAAACGAGCAGGACATGGTACTAACTATGGTGTTACAGCACATTCACTTGCACGTCAAATTAAAATAAAAGTATCACAAGCTACAAGATTTCAGTTGCTTTATTTTGGCGGTATGGTATCATTAGAATCAGTAGAACGTTGGCATAAACAAGATATCAAGGGGGGCTTCAGAGAATTGATTGACCAAGGAGAAAAACTATCTGGCAATATGTTAAAAGTTAAAGGGGCGTTTCCTGGAATCAGAGATTGGCACCATGCTATTCGTTTAGAACTAAATGACAAAGGTTGCTTAACCACTCCACTAGGCAGACGCAGACAGTTTTGGGATAGACTATCTGACAACTCTACCTTACGACAAGCCATTGCTTATGTACCACAATCAACCATAGGTGACTTACTCAATCTAGGTTTGTACAGAGTATGGAATGAGTTAGCTAGTGAAGGTGTTGAAGTGTTGGGTCAAGTACATGATGCAATACTCGGTCAATGTCCTATAGATAAAATAGATGAACTAATGCCAAAAGTATTAGAAAGAATGCACAATCCATTGATGGTCGATGGACGTAAAATGATTATACCGTCTTCAGTTGAGATTGGTGACACATGGAAGGATATGAAAACATGGCACGGAACTACCCAGATTACATAAAGGCTTGTGTAGATGCAGTTAAATATAGCCCCATTCCTAAACCATTTGCACAATGGACAGCTATCTCATCAATCGCAGGTGCGTTGGGAAGAAAAGTTTGGTTTCCTATGCCTAACTATAACATTGGGTCTAATCTATTTGTTATCCTAATTGCATCGCCTGGTCGTAATAAATCAGTAAGTTTAATAGTACCTTTCTCAAAAGTATTTAGCAGACTTACATCACCTGTAGGTGCAACAGAAGAAGATCATAATTTTAATTCTGGTTTAGATGCATATGGATTACGTAACCATCCTTTATATTCTATACAAGATAGAATTACTCCAGAGAAACTTGCGGTCGATATGACTAAGATTACTCGTATGGATTTACGTTTATGTACAGAAGAGAATCCAGAATTTTATGATTCATCTTTAACTTTAGTAACTTCAGAGTTTGGTACATTCATGGGCAGGAACGAAAGATACTTGCAAATGTTTTTAACAGATATGTGGGATGCAAAAGATCAGTACAGTCACAAAACAAAAACATCTGGTGAATATATTATTGAAGGGCCTTGTTTAAATTGGATTGCGTGTGCAACACCAGAACAGTTTGTAGATAACTTACCAGAAGACGCAAGGTCACAAGGACTACTATCACGCATAATACCAATCTTTTATGAAGGCGAAAGAATACCACAAGACTTAAATCAAAAAGTTATTAGTGAAAGTATGCTCAACAATTTACGTAACGACTTAAGTCATGTTGCTAAAATGTATGGGCCTATGACTTTTCACAAAGATGCTTTTGATAAGGCCAATGAAGATATTTTTTACAACTTAAAACCAGAGCCAACAGATCCACATTTATCTGAGTACTGTCAAAGACGTGTATCCCACTTCTTAAAAATAGCAATCTCAGTGTCTGCTTCAAGACGTACTTCTCGTGAGATCATGTTGGAAGACTGGGAACTTACTAAAGAGATTATGTTTGATATGGAACAGAACATGCCTAAAGCACTAGAGGGTTTTGGTATGGCAAGAACAGGGCGTATTGCTCACGATATGAGGGTGTGGTTGGATGCCACACTTGCAGGCAAAAAGACGCACATAAGTATGCGTGCTTTTAAACGTGAGTTACTTAGAAAGATTCCCAATCCTGGCGAATTAGATCAAACCATAAGAGCAATGGAAGATTCGGGTTACATAAAAGTTGAAGGTAATTTAGTCTTTCCTTGTAAAAAGTGATTGATTGTTAAAATGAAAAATGTTATACTGCAAACTTTGCGTGTGAAAATAAAGGAAAATTATGAAACTAGAAATTGATATGACTAAAGACAATCTGCTACCTCAAAATGCAGTAGATATCTTACGAGATAGGTATATGTTACCAGAAGAATTAAGCCCACAAGAGTCTTTTGCTAGAGCTTGTATGGCATTTGCTGATAATAAAGCACATGCTGAAAGGCTGTATAAATATGTATCTAATCTGTGGTTTATGTTTGCATCACCACTCTTATCAAATGGGGGCACTTCAAGAGGTCTCCCTATATCTTGTTTCCTAAATTATGTACCAGACAGCCGTGAAGGACTAGCGGATCATTACAATGAAAATATATGGTTATCTAGTATGGGCGGCGGAATAGGTGGTTATTGGGGTCATATTCGCTCACAGGGACAGTCAACTAGCACAGGTAATAAAACCACAGGGGTAATTCCTTTTATGCACGTAGTAGACAGCCAAATGCTTGCTTTTAACCAAGGTTCAACCAGACGCGGCTCGTATGCCAGTTATATGGATATATCACACCCAGAGATTGTTGAATTTATAGAGATGAGAAAGCCTACAGGCGGTGATATTAATAGAAAGAATTTAAACATGCATCATGGTATAAATATACCAGACAAGTTTATGAAGGCTATTACAGAAGATTTAGATTGGGATCTCATTGATCCAAACAGCAAAGATGTGGTGCAAACAGTAAAAGCCCGAACTTTGTGGATTAAACTTATGGAAACACGTATGCAAACTGGTGAGCCTTACCTAATGTTTATTGACACAGTTAACAAACATTTACCTAAAGAATTAAAACAAAAAGGTTTAAAAGTAAATCACTCCAACTTGTGTAGTGAGATTACCTTACCTACAGCAGATGACCGAACAGCGGTGTGTTGCCTATCAAGTTTAAACTTAGAATACTTTGATGAGTGGTCTCAAGATGAAATGTTTATAGAAGACATCGTGCGTATGTTGGATAATACACTTACTAGCTTTATTAAGAGTGCCCCCTCTAGCATGTGGAGAGCATCTAAAAGCGCTGAGTCAGAACGATCTATCGGTTTAGGTACTATGGGTTTCCATTCATACTTACAAAAAAATAACATAGCTTTACAAAGTCCTATGGCGATGGGCCCTAATATAAAAATATTCAAACATATTAAAAAACAAGCAGATCAAGTTAATCTGTTATTAGGAAAAGAACGCGGCGAAGCGCCCGACATGAAAGGTTCTGGTAAAAGATTTGCACACATGATTGCTATTGCACCAAATGCAAGTAGCTCTGTTATATGTGGTAACACTTCACCAAGTATAGAACCCTTACGTGCAAATGCATTCTCGCAAAAAACATTAAGTGGTACGTTCTTAATTAAGAATAAGTACTTAGAACAATTATTAGAAAAGAAAGGAAAAAATACAAAAGATGTTTGGCAAACTATTATTACTAGTGGAGGAAGCGTTTCTACCTTGGACTTCCTCAATGATAAAGAAAAAAATGTATTCAGAACTGCTATTGAAATCGACCAAGCCTGGCTCATTGACCTCGCAGGAGAAAGACAAAAGTACATCTGCCAAGCGCAATCGTTAAATTTATTTTTCCCACCTGATGTAGAAGTCAGAAGATTAAATAATGTACACAAACGTGCGTGGACTAAAGGATTAAAAACGTTATATTACTTACGCAGTGAAGCTATCAGACGAGCAGAAAACATATCTGTTAAAGTTGAAAGACAAATACGTGCAGATAGCGAAGAAGAATGTGTAATGTGCGAGGCATAGAAAGGATAAAAAATGTCAGTATTTAATAGTAGATCATATTATAAACCATTTAAATATGAGTGGGCATTTCAAGCCTATGATATGCAACAAAAGATGCATTGGTTACCAAGTGAAGTACCGCTTCATGAAGATGTAAATGATTGGAACAATAGAATGAATGTAGGGGAAAAGAATTTAGTAAAACAAATTCTAACTTTCTTTACTCAAGGTGACGTAGATATAGCACAAGCTTATATGGATGTCTATATGCCTATGTTTAAACAACCAGAAATTAGAATGATGTTGTCTGCTATCGCAACTAGTGAAGCAAACCATGCACATTCTTATTCTTTGTTGAATGACACAATAGGTATGGATGATAAAGACTATAAAGCTTTTCAAGAGATAAAGGCCATGAATGACAAACATGAGTATTTGTGGCGTAATAAGGGGGGCACGGAGGAAGAGAAGATTGTCAGAGACATGGCAGTTTTCTCTGCCTTTGGCGAAGGCTTGCAACTATTTGCTAGTTTCGTAATGCTCTTAAATTTTCAACGTTTTGGTAAGATGAAAGGCATGGGTCAGATCGTAGCGTGGTCTATTCGCGATGAGTCACACCATGTTGAGAATATGATTAAGTTATTACATTGTGTATTAGATGAAATGCCACACGTATGGCATGATGATTTTAAAGCTACCTTGTACCAGATCTGTAGAGAAATGGTTGACCTTGAGGATAAGTTTATAGATCTAGCATTTAACCTAGGCCCTGTAGAAGGACTAGAGCCAGACGATGTAAAGCAATACATAAGACATATTGCCGACAGAAGATTGCTACAATTAGGCTTAAAACCTAATTATGGCGTAAAAGATAACCCTCTCGAATGGGTCGATTGGGTAGTGAGTGGCGTAGAACATACGAATTTCTTTGAGAATAAAGCTACAGAATATGCCAAAGGTACCCTTACAGGTACTTGGGATGAAGCTTTCTAGCTTTCCAGCTTTTCAGCTTTTCTGAAGAGAAGGGGTAAATAAGTATTGACTCAAAATCAAAAGTATGTTATTATTCTAAATAAGGGGGGCACATAAGGGCAGTCCCATTGTAAAGGTTCTGAGCTGGGCAGCTCGTCCCTACCTTTGCAGTGGTCTGCCCTTTAGCTTTTGTGTGTGATGGAATTTTCCAAAGACGAACTAAAGAAGTATACTAAAGAATATCAAGTACGGGGCCGTGAGGCTTATTCAAAATCCCGTAGTCGCAAGACAGATCCAAAAGAATCTGCGAAAGCATATAGAGAATATCTGGACTGTCAAGCTATGGTAAGAAATATTAATTATAAAGTAAATCACGATACGTGGTTGTATGATGATCTGCCTGGTGGCAGGTTTGTGAAATACTTTAAAGTATTAGCATCTGGCGATCCAGAAAGACAGGGTCAAATTGTGGATGCTTTTGGGAGGGTATGTGTACCAAGAGAAAGAGACGAAGCATGATGGCTTTGCGAAAAAACTATACTACGATTTTCGTAGATCCAAAAAAGGTTTATCACATTGGGATAAACTAGACTTTAAAGAAAGAGATGAGTGGCGTGGTATCGCTCAACTTAAAAAGCGTGAGAGCAAATACTTTAAAAAACTAAGAAAACAGGCAGGAGAAAAAGATGAAAGACACACTACAAGAATCGGTTAATGCTGTTGTATTAGCCAAAGGCAGTAAGTCCGAAGCATCAAGAAACTTAAAAATACCACGCACCACTTTAGTGAGTAGATTGGAAGCGGCAGAACGTGCTGGTATCACACCAACAGTTAAATCACCAGACTTGGAAGTTGCTTTAGCAGAGCAGAAAATGGCTAATGATTTACAAGTTAAGGACTTAAAGAGACAACTAGAAGAAGCTACATTGCAGAATGTAACCTCTAGTTATATACGTAAGCATGTATTTGAGTTAGGTAAATACAATGCAAAACCACCTAAATGGTTGATTAAATCATCACCCGCAAAGGGGGCACCAGGTGTTCCTACTTTATTCCTAAGTGACTTTCACTATGGTGAGGTAGTTAAACCCGACGCTGTGAATAATCTAAATAAATTTGATAAAAAGATTTCGCAATCGCGATTGAAGTCTACTGTAGAGACTGCTATTGATTTATGTCAAAATCACATGGTCAATCCAAAGTATCCAGGCATTGTTCTTGCTTTGGGAGGAGATATGATGTCTGGTACTATACATGATGAATTGACAGAAACAAATGACGGAACTACTATAGATCATGTATTAGAATTATTTGACCAATTAGTCTGGACAATAGACACATTAGCTGATAAATTCGGTAAGGTTTTTGTACCTACTGCATATGGTAATCATTCTCGTATGTATCAGCAGTATAGAAACAAAGAAGCGGCTCATTTAAGTTTTGATTGGTTGTTGTATAACATGTTGGAAAAACATTATACTGCATCTAAAAATGACAGAGTCCAATTTCAAATTCCTGTTGGATTTGACACGTACTATAAAGTATATGGTACTAGTTATCTGCTCACACACGGCGATAGGCTTGGTGTAAGAGGAGGTACTGGTATTGTAGGGATGTTAGGCCCGATAGCACGTGGAGTTCAAAAGGTAAGGTCGGAATATGCTAACCTTAATAAGTCCATTGATTATGTTATTATGGGGCATTACCATCAGTATATTTCGATTAAAGGAGCTATTGTAAATGGCTCACTCAAAGGCTATGATGAGTATGCGATGGGTAATAGATTCGCTTTTGAGATACCAAAACAAGCTTTATGGTTCACACATCCCGAATACGGGGTAACTTTTCAAGTGCCAGTAATCGCCCAACAAGGCGTACCAAAGGCACCTAAAAAAGAGTGGTTACAATGGGCATCCTAGAAGCTGATTCGAGGGGGGCAGGTCTTGTATGTGCCCCCTTTGTCTGCTATAATAGTAGTAACGGAGGAACTCATGGAAAATAACAAAATGACCCCACCTGTAGATTTTCAGATGGGTAAAGTAAAGATTGGCGGAGACGCTGTAAAAGTAGAGGAACCAAAAGATGACGATAACAAGAAGTCAGCTAACGAAAACAACGGAGAGAAAAATGGCTAAAAAGAAAA